TTTTCTATCTGTGATACCTTGTTGAGCTAACATTCTATTGTATTCGTCTAATGCTTCTTCATTTAATTCTGCTGCTTGAATTCCATAGTCAATAGCTGCTTGTCCACCTACAGTTTTTAATCCACCAATACCTTTAACATATTCAGCTCCTCTATCTAAATAATCTGCTGTTCTCATTTTGCCAGCTAATTCTGCATTGACAGAACCTAATTGTAACCCTTCACCTATTGCTGTTGGGGCTGCAGCAAGTGTACCTGTTCGTAGTATATCTTTTAAATCTGCTTCATCATCTGTAAGACCTCTAGCCAGTGCTGCTTTTAAAAATTTATCTCCACCAAATTTTAATAAATTACCACTAAGACCCATGCCGCCTGGCAAAAACGCTGCTGCATAAGGTATAAAAGGTCGTGCCTCTTTAGGTATTAACTTTTTAATTCTACGTCTTACTTTTGAAAAAATTCCCATATTTTATATCTCTATTGTGTTGTTGAATGGCAAGGTAGCAAAGCTTGAATGTATGCTAGTGTCAGCCATTTTACTTGTTTTTCTCCTTCTAGTCAATCTACATTATGTTAGTATCTGTGCCCATTGGAAGGCCAATAACTTTAACATGTACGCTTTTAGATATATGTTCTTGTTTAGTGTCTGTATGTGGACTATCTACATCTTCTTGAGCTTCTTTTTCTGATAAATATTCTCTACCAGATTCTAGATGTTTAATAGTAAGTTCTACTCTAGGCTTATATTTTAAAACCTTTTTACCATCTACAGTTATATATTTAATTTCTTCTTCTTGAGCTACTATTGTCATTATCTATCCTCTCTATTAATTTCTAGTATTGATGCTGTTGCAAACAATCTATCTGCATCTGCTGCAGTTACCTGTAATACTTCATTTTCTAACATAATCAATGGTTCAGTTAATAATTGTTTACTTTCATTAGCGTCTATAGCTGCTGTATTAAATAAAGTAAATTTGTTAGCTGATGCTGGATCTCCATTAAATAAGTCTACAGTAATTGTAGTAGCACTACCACTATCACTACTAATTAATAATGATTTTAAAATAGCTCTAGAGTTAGAAGGTACTGTATATAAAGTAGTAACTGTATTAGTAGTTAAATCTAATTTAGAATTTAAATATATATTTGCCATATTATCCTAGTCCAAACCAAGTGTATCTTTCAGCATCTTCTTTTAATTGTGTTAAAAATGTAGAGTTAAGTTGTTCTACAATAGAAGAAAAAGATCTGTTAATTTGTCTTTGATTATCTTCTGTGTATTCTTTTTTAGGTTCTGGTAATCTTACTGCTATTTTTGTCATTATCTTCTTCCATCTGGTTTTAAATCAGCTTGGAAAGTTCCAAATCTCCAACTTTGACCAGTGCCTGTATTTTCAATTTTAATTGCTGCATACCTTCCTCTTGCTCTAGTACTAACAAATGTAGTGGTAGAGTCAATGGTAAAAGGACTAAACGATGCAACACTATTAGGTTGAGCTGGAAAAGGAGTTACTGAAACATTAACAACTGCATTACCTATTAGATTTTTAAAATTAGGTATAAACCTACCCATAGATAAAAAGTATTCTCCAATACCTTGATCTGTTTGTAAAGCAAAATCAAAAGATTCTACAAAAGAAGTTAAAGCTGTAGTAGAACCATCAGGATTTACTTGATCAGTTCCTGTTTCATGTTCAAAGAAAACACTTTGACCTAATCCAGTTTCTCCACCTATTACAGGAAAAGTTCCTGTGCCTGAACTATTAAAAGCTGTAGCATAAGGTTTAGGATATACTGAAGTATCCATCCAAGTAGTTCTAATTGAATTGACATTAGTTCCTGTATACCAATTACCCATAGGCACTTGTTGATTAGTTTGACCGTAGTTATAAACTACATATCTATTATTAAAATCTGATCCAGATGTTGGATACCACCAAGTAACTTCTGTAAATAAGTTATTAATACCTGCACAAATTTGTTGACCTTTAGTAGTGTCAGCATCGTCAAAAACAAAATCTTCAACGCTACATGGTAAAGTATTAACTGTACCATCAAAAGAAAAGAAACCATTATTAGACATCCAATAAGCAACACCATCAATTTCTACACAAGCATTTTGTCCAATCAATCCACAGTTTGTACCTACTTGTTCAAATCCAAATGTAAATGGAGCACCTACAAATTTCATTGTGTATAATGCATTATCTGTCCACACTAGAATATTTTCTTTAGCAGAAATAGCTCCCATAATTTTTGTACCATCTTGTAATCTTTGAGAACCAGCTGTGTTTGTTGCTTGAATAGTATAGGTATTTATATTTTCTTGTTCAGAAAATCTAATTAATAAATCTTCTTGAGAAGTAGGTGTACCAATAGTAGATTCTGTTCCAAAATGAATTAAGTGTCTTGTTGTAGGAGATACTAAAGTTAATCTACTTTTATCAGGATTATTTGTTGTTGGAAAATTAGTTGTAAGTTGAGAAGCTCTTACTGTAAGTCTAGCAGTATCACCTGAATTCCATGTAAATGTTTTACCATTAGCAATAGTTGCAACTAACACTTCACCAAAACTACTTAAAGACCAAAGTCCTGGTTCTAAAGTTGTAGTAGTAGCAACAACTGGATCACCATAACCAGACCAATCTGTAGATTGAGTAACTGTTGTACCTGAAGATGTATTTGATGGAGCTGTTGTTCCTGATTGTGATCTACTAACTGTTGTTAAATTACCAGGAGCTGCGTCTGTGTTTCCTGTATAACTAATTAGTTCAGAAGTAGATGCATAATTACCACTTGTAAAATTACCAATTAAAGCTTTACCTGCTGTTGTAAAGTTTTGTGAATCAGCAAGAGAAATAGTTGTGTCTGCGGCTACAATTGCCCCGTTTAAAGTACTCGTTGCAGAACCTTGAACTGTTCCACCAAATTGTCCTACACCATAACCATAACCATATGTTTGTGCTGCAGGTCCAACAACTGCATAAGGTTTAACAGTACATGATCCGTTGTTGTAAGGACCACCTCCTCCTTCTTGTGAAGGAGCTGTAATTGTAAAAGTTGTATTAGTAGGTACTGTAATTATTTGAAAAGCTTTATCTAAAAAATCTGCGTCACTTAAATTTGATCCTGTTGGTACAGTAAAAGCAGAGAAGAATACAATATCTCCTTCTTTAAAACCATGAAGAGTTGAACCAGTATCAATAGTAACAGAAGTATTAGTTATGTTAGTTGTAACAGTAGATGATAATGCAATGACTGAACCGTTGGCATCTGTATCAAAAGGAGTAATATCATGTAAACCTCCTTCAAAATAACAAATTAAAAATTTGTCAGTACCTAAGATTACATATCTATTTCCTAAAGTATCTACAATAGCATGTTGTTTTCTAGCTACACCTACTAAAGTATCAGGCAATAAAGATTGCCATCCTCCTATTTTTTCTGGTAATCCATATCTAAATCTAACATTATCAGAATCTACCCATCTACCTACGGCACCTACCCTAGTGTCTTGTTTGTCTATTCCAGGTGCAAATTTAATTTGTTGAAGAGCCATTAATTAGCTCCTATGCTGTGTTAGTTTTGAATTGCCAACCTTTGTCTGTACCTGTGTAAAAAAGTGTGACTGATTGATTGTTAGTTGTAAGATCTACTGAAGCAGCTGTTCCTTGAATTTTATCTGTTCCACTAGGAGTAACTGTGCATTTGTTTGTACCAAAACCATTTGCTGCTGATGCATCCATAATTATTATTTCATTTCCTATAACACCTGTAGGTAAAGTAATTGTTACAATGTTATTTTGAGTATCTACTCCAATTTGGTTACCACTTACTGCTGCAAAAGAAGTAGTTGTGGCAGAATCAATTTCTATGTATCCTTGATTTAAAATTCCTCCAAGAGTTGTTAATGGAGTATTTCCATTAGACACTAATAACATTATATTTCCATCTGCTACTGGAACTGTTGTTGCTCCACCTGTAGTAGTTACAGAAAGATTGTGATGAGTTGGTAAAGTTCCTCTATTTGTAGCATCTTCTATAATATAAACTCTAGTAGTAGTTCCGCCTGTTGTAGAAGCTGGCATTGTTAAAGTTGTATCTCCGGATAAACTACCAGTTAATTTTAAATAAAAATGTTTACCATCCGCGGTCGCCGATCCATCAGCTAAACTTAATGTTTGAGTAGTACCTGTAATAGCTACCTCTATAAAAGAAGTTGCTGCTTCTAAAACTTGTAAATTAGTATTATTAATTGTACCCCATAAACCAGCTTTTTCTCCGGTTGCTACGAGTTCTAATGATAAATCTGTTGAGTATGATGATGCCATATTAGTAAGGTTTTATTGGTGTCCAAACCATTGTTGCTCCTGGTATAATTTCATTCCACGTTATAATTCCACTGTCATTTACTTTTAATGTTAATGGAACTCCAGTAACATTTACTGTTGCGTTACCTGTGATAGTTATACCACTCGTAGTACGCAACGTCAATTGGTTTTGAAGGTTAGTTGGATTGATAACAGCGCTACCTGAAGCGGCTGCTGTTGCATCCATTGTACCTAAAGTTAATGGTACTTTAAGATTTGTATCAGGAACAACGGCAATACCTTCTACTGTAAATGTACCATGTTGTGCTGTTTTTAAAGTTAAAGGATCTGGAGATACTACAACTTGAGCTATGGTTGTAGCTATTCCTACAGGTCCAATTGATAAAGTTAAGGGTGCACCAACTACATTAATTACACCATTCCCCAAAAATGGAGAACTTGCAAATGGTTGTGCCGAAAAAGCGTCTTGTCCTAATAACATATAAAATCCTTAAAAGGAGACAGGGGGTATGTGGTGGTGCCCTGTCTCCATCTAAGAATTATATCATCGTTTAAACCAAGAAGGAAGACCTAAATGTGGACGTTTGTCAAACATATTATCTTTCGCTCCAGGTGTTTTACGGTTGTTATAATGAAGAAATACTTGTACGCATTCTTTACCTTTAAATTTATTACGCCAATGTTCTAGCTCACAGCCAGAATAAACTAGCATGTCTCCTTGTTTAAGATCTACTTTAATACCTTTTTTACCTTTTTCTCCAGATGGCTCTAAATATATTGGCCAGTCATCGCCAGCAAGATTCATAGTTGTAGATATCTCACAACTAAATCTATCTTTATGTCTTTTTAATTCATCACCTTTTTTATAAATTCTTGCATAAGTATAAGCTGGATATAATTTAAGTCCTGTTACTTCTTCCATTTTAGGTTGGCATTTTAACATTAAAGTTTCCATAGCTATATTAGAATATTGACTATAAGTATGTGGAATTTGCTCATCCTGCGCTTCGTAATGACCTATAATATTTTCAAAAGGTGAAAAATATCTTGATGCTTTACAAGTATCATAAACTTGTTTTTGCATTAAAAAATAATTTGCAACAAAAGCTGCTAAGTCTTTTGATATTGCTTGACGGATAATTACATATTTATTTTTTTTAAAACTATTCATAATTTATATTTAAAGTTAATCTAAATTTTTTATCGGTACATGTAGTGCTTTTATGTTCTTCAAGTCCATTAAATATAATACATTTATTGGCTTCAGATTTAATTTTTTTTTTAGGTTTTTTAAATAAAGTAAAACCATTATTTGTGTTTAAATAAAACAAAGCTACTTTGTGTGAATAAGATTTATCAGTATGCCATTGATGTTCAATTATTTTTTTAGAAGGAGGATATAGATTTAATTTAGCTCTAATTAATTTTTTAAATTTTAATTTTTTTATAAAAGGAGAAACAATTAAATCATAAGAAGAACTATTAATCTGGTCTTCATTATATAAAATATGTGTAAAATAAATGTCTTTTTCTTTTTCTTTTTTTAATTCAAAAGTAACAAAAGAATGAACATACCATGGAAAAGAATCAGAGGTAATAAGATTTACAATTTCTTTTAATAATAATTTAGGTAAAAAATTTTGTACAGTTTTATACATCTTTTGCCATTTCTTTTGGCACTGCTTGTATGTTCCAATGTATAAATCTAAAAGGTTCTATACCAAAGTCTACAGAAAACTCGTGTTCTAAAAACCCTGGAAAAATAATTATAGTTCCTGGTGTAGGTTTAAAATGAATTAATTCTGATCCAGGCCATATACTTTTTTGATTTGATTTCATTTTTAATTTTGTAGCTCTTGCTCCTGTTCGAGGTTCATGAAATACTGGCATTGATGTTTTATCACTGCACTTTAAAAAGTAAAAACCTGATACGTGTTGATTCCAATGTATGTGTGCTGAATGATGACCACCACCTTTTTTAGCAAACTCTTGTACCCACATCTCACTAAACATAGTTGTGTATTGCGACATATCATAACCTTGGTGATCTAAATATTCCCAAGATTTTTGACCAATGTAATTTCTAAAATCTAAAAAATCATTGTCAGCTGTAAGTGGTGTTGAATGGTATGATCTTCCAAAGTCACCTGATTTTTTTATGTGTGCTTTAGCTTCTGGAGAATTTCTAGCAGCTTTAATATATTTGTTAGTTGCTTTATTTAATGATTTAATAAACTCTGGTTTTTGTTCTGACCAAATTGTTGTGTTAAAGTAATTATTTATATACATATTATTTAAATGGTTTTCCTAAATGCCAAACAACAAGACTATATCTTGTGCCAGCGGTTACGGGTTTAACTCTATGCCACACAAAAGAAGGAAACACAATAATAGATCCTTTAGGTAAAATCTCTTTTGCTCTTCTTAAATGTCGACTTTCATCTCTCAAATGTGGATCATAGTTTCTAAAATCAAATTCTAATTCTCCACCTTGATATTCTGAACCATCTGTTAATTGACAAGTCATAGATAGTTTTCGAATTCTGCCGTGTTCTGGATGATTAGTATCTTCTCTTTCATAAGATTTTTCCCAACTATCACAGTGCCAATCATAATATTGATTATGTTTATATTTTGTAAATTGACAAGCCTCGCTTCTTTCCCAATCAAAATTCCAACCAGCATTTTTATTAGCCATATGAACATATGGGTGTATTTCTTTATAAATCCAAGTATCGTCAAGCCAAACTAAATCTGACTTTCTTTTTCTTTGCATGTTTTTAACTTGATCTTTATTTAATTTTTTATTTCCATAACCACCAGTTCTAGCCATTACTTCTTTTTTTGAATTTGCATAAGCTATTACCTCATCACAAAACTTTGGTGTAAGCACACCACTAAAATACCAATAGTAATTAGATATATTCATGAGTTATTGTTTGTACAAAATTTAATGAATCTTTTTGATTGTTAGTTAAGTAATACATATTAGTAGATGGAAACATTATAAATCTGTTATTTAAAAGTGGTATGTCCCACGATCTACCTTTACGTCTGTTATCTTCATAGTGTATTCGAACATTACAATCTTTAACTTTAACACCATATAACAACGTATAGTCTGGTGAGTTTTTTAAATCTGTTGGATCTATATTTAACAATGGAATTGTAGTCTCGTTAGGTTTATAAATATTACCCCAAGTATCTTTATTTATTAATTGAAAATGATATTTAAGATTAATATGTTCTCGTATATATGTGTTTAACATATCCCAAGTTCGTGAGAAGGGAAAATCTTTATTTTGAATTATTGATTGTAAAATATCGCTTGATAATTTATCTCGGTCAATGTCCCAATCTTTAGGCATTGCCACATCACCAAAATATAATGCTTGTTCTGTTAAAACTTTCTTATGCATACCACCACCATTTTTAATTTATGCTTTATGGTCTGTCAAGTCCCAAGTCTGTCCTGATTCATTCCAGTCATATATCCATCTATGACTATCAGCATCGTTTTGTGATTGTTGTTCAGCTGTTAATGCTGGAACATCACCGATTGGTGATTTCCATTGTGCAGTTGTCATATCTTTTACCCAAGATGCATAAGGTTTTTTAGGCCAAAAGATATTATTATCTTCATCCCAAATATAACCTATACCTGCATAATTTCCTCTAAATGCTTTTGAGTCGTCACCAGATCTATGTTTATTGCTTGCTGTATTATATGAAGTTTGAATCCACATTTGTGCAGGCCAATTATTATGTGTTTGTAAATAGTTCTGTCCTACTGATTCATCTTCAACGCCATCAGCGTTTAACATATCAGAATTATTCAAAGTTAGTACTTGAATAACTTTACTGTTAGCTCCTAGTTTTGCAAAATGTGCCATAATTATCTCCTTATATATTAATTTTAAAAGTTAGTAAATACATATTAATTTTGAAATTTGTATCTAATAATAACAATTCCAGAACCGCCGGCTCCTATACAAGAACCTACATATCCAGCGCCACCACCACCTCCAGTATTAACAGTTCCACTTGTAGCAGTTTGTGTACCCGGACCTCCGTTTTCACCACCATTTCCACCTCCACCTAAACCACCCACACCTACTTCAGCAGCTGGTTGAAATTGACTTTGACCAGCACCGCCACCACCAAAATATTGATTTCCAGATGAAACTTCACCTGCAGTTCCTACAATAGCTGAAGGAACTCCTCCTCCAGCACCGCCATTACCACGATCAGTTCCTTGAGGTATTGTTCCAGGAAAACCTGCTTGCATAAAACCACCGCCACCGCCACCCATTCTAGTAGGGGCTGCAGGACCACCAAAACCTCCACCATCACTTCCTTGAGCTGGAGTTGTTGTTGGTGTATTACCTGTTCCACCACCTCCAACACAACCATGGTATCCACCGCCACCGGCTGAACCTCCATTTGCTCCTACATATCCACCGCCTGGTGATTCTGAACCACCTCCACCACCTCCCGCTGCAACTATATTTGAAAAAGTTGTATTACTTCCATCATTACCTCTATCAGTAGATGGAGTACTATTAGGTCTTGCTGGTGCACCACCTCCAACATCTATTGGAAATGATGTTGCACTTATTGTTGCAACAGTACCAAGTGGAAAATTATTTCTAGGAGATGCCGGAGCACCTGGAATAGCAGTTTCTGTATAGAATCTTACACCACCAGCACCGCCACCACCAGCACCTGAAGAATTTCCTAAACCACCGCCACCACCGCCTGCTACTACTACGTAATCTACTGTATTTGAACCTGCTGCATTACCCACTGCAGAAATAGTAAAAGTGCCTGGTCCTGTAAAAGTATGAATTTTGTAATCACCACAAGGTGATGTTGTTGGAGTTCCACCTGATGCTGAAATATATTGTGGTACTGGTGCTTCACTTTGTAAACCTGAATCTGTTACTAACCAACCTTTTGTTACGTCTACATAAACTAAAGTAACTGCAATTCCTTCTTCTAATAAAATTGAATTTAAAGCTAATCCACCAATATTAGAACCATTTCTTAATAATGTGCAATTATGTGTATCAAAACTGTCTGCATAATCTTTTACTGCAACTACTGCTCCAGCAGTAGGTGAAGCTGGGAGTGTTACACTAATTGCTCCACTACTTGTATCAACAAAATATCCTTCTCCAGCAACCGCTGTAAAATCTCCTGTCTTAACTGTTGTATTCCAAGAAGCTGAACCTGTTGCACCAAAGTTTACTGCTGTACCTTGGTTGTTAATTGTTGCACCTGAAGGAATTGTAAATGTATCGCCACTATCACCTAAAGTTACTGTGGTGCTCGATCTTGGGCTAATTTTATTTACTTTTATTTCACTCATAATTTTTACCTATTGAAACTTATATCTTATTATTACTATACCTGAACTACCATTTCCACCTGTTCCAGGTCTACTTCCACCTCCACCAGCGCCTCTACCTTCTGTTCCAGGAGTTCCTGGGCCTCCACCATTTCCACCTGTTCCACAAGGACTTCCACAAGATGGACTTCCTCCAGAAGGACTTCCACTTGCACCTCCACCACCTGCGTATGCTACAGAACTTCCTGTAATTGATGTTGATGTTCCTGCTCCACCTTCTCCCGGATTAGTTGGGCTAGGGGCTGTTTGACCTGCGCATAATGCGCCACCTCCACCGCCTGCAGCATGATCTGGTAAAGAAGTAGGAGAACCTCCACCTGGTTGACCTTGTGATGGAGTTGTTGGAGGAGTATTACCTGCTCCACCTGATCTGTTTGATGCACCACCACCGGCACCACCACCTGATCCACCTGAATTACCACATCCAGAACCGCCTCCGCCACCACCAGCAGATACTATTCCTCCAAAACTTGAAACTCCTCCACAAGTACCTCCTCCATTTGGACCGCAAACTCCACCTGCTCCACCACCATCTACCACTATTGGATAAGTTTGTGCTGTAACTGTTACTCTGTTTGGTGAACTTGGATAACCATCTAAAGGACTGGCTGTATAAGGTGAAGTTGGAGATTTAACTTCTCTATAACCACCAGCTCCCCCGCCGGCAGCAGCATTAGTGCTTGTACCTCTTGAACCACCACCTCCACCACCTCCTATAATTAAATGTGAAACTACACTATCTGCTGCACAAATTGCTGCCGCATTTACTATAAAACTTCCTGGTCCTGTAAAAGTTGCAATTTTCATATTTCCACAATCAGGAGCTGTTGCTAAAGTATTACCACATCCAGAAACTGAAGCACATATAAATGCGTTACCAAAAATATTTTGATTTGATTCGGCAGTTGTTACCCAACCTTGAACTGCATCTACAAATACTAAAGTGGCTGATTGACCTTCTGTTTTTAATTGAACATCAAGTGCAGTACCACCAATTTTATCTGATCCATTTGGAGAAATTGTTAAAGCATTATTTTGAAAAGTTCCTGCGTAATCTGCTACAGATACTATACCTCCTGCAACTCCAGCAGGTAAATTAAGAGTAATTGCTCCTGCTGTAGTGTTCATAAAATAACCTTTTCCTGATTCTCCTGTAACTGGAGAATCTCCAGTAACATATGGAGTTGTAATCCAATTAACAGTTCCTTCTCGACCAAAACCTGTTTGTGTTCCATTATTAGTTATAGTTGCACCGGATGCAATTGTAATTGATCCACCTGATTGAACTTGAATTGCACCACCGGATTGAACTTGTTCTGTTACTCCATTAGGAATAATAACTGTATCACCATTTTGACCCATAGTGATGTTCGTTCCGCATTTGTTGATGATGTTTGAATCATCTGAAACTTTATTTATATTATCTACTTTAATTTTACTTGTCATAATTAATTTTGAAATTTATACCTTATTATTACTATACCTGAACCGCCTGTTCCTAATCCAGGATTATTTGGTCCTTGTCCTCCACCGCCTCCACCACCACCAGTGTTGTCTGTACCTGCTGTTCCTCTATATGGGGGATTACCTGATGTAGAACCACCACCTCCACCACCACCTGCTCCACCTTGAGGATTTGAAGCTGCATTTCCAGCACCTCCACCACCTCCGGCTCTTGTTACTGGTGAACCTGTAATTGAAGAAGTTGCTCCGTCACCACCATTACCTCCTTGATAAGGAGGTTGACCTGGTTGACCGGCACAAATAGCTCCACCGCCGCCGCCTCCACCACGACAACCTGGAACCGTTCTACCGGCTCCACCATCATTTCCTTGTGCTGGACTTGTGGGAGGAGTATTTCCTGTACCACCTGTTGTTGGATTATTATTGCCTCCACCACCGCCTCCATTGGCACCATTACCTCCAGGATCGCCACTGTTTAAACCACCACCTGTTCCACCACCAGCTGAAGTTTGTCCAAAAGCAGAAGATACATTTCCTTCTACACCGGGACCACCTGTTCCTGGACCTGTACATACTCCACCGGGACCACCACCTCCAACTACTATTGGATAAGTAGTTACTGTTCCACATACAGCACATACTGATCCTGCAATAGGAGAAGCTGTATAACTTCCTGTAGATGTTCCTGGAGTTTCTCTATAACCTCCCGCACCTCCGCCACCAGCTAGTTGTGGAGATCCACCTCCACCTCCACCACCAACTATAAGATAATCAATTTTATTGTTAGCGGGAGTAGGTGATATACTGGAGATTATAAAATCACCAGGTCCTGTAAAAGTTCTAATTTCGTAATCTCCATTTTGTGTTGGAGTTCCACCTGTTGCTTGAATATAAGGAGGGGTTCCTGTTAATGAATTAGATGTTTCTTGAACATTAATCCAACCTTCTGTAGCGTCTACATATACAAATGTAGCTGCTTGACCTTCTATGCTTAATGTTGCATTTTGTGCTATTCCACCAATCTTTTCTGATCCATTAGGAGTAACTAATAAATTATATGTTTGAAAAGTTCTTGTATAATCTGAAAAAGCAACTATGGCTCCAGCAGAACCCGCAGGTAAATTTGCAGTTACACCTCCACTTGATGTATCTACAAAATAACCTTCTCCATTTGCTGCCGTAAAAGTTGTTGTTTTAATTGATCCTGTTTGCCAGTCTACTGTACCTGTTCTACCAAAACCTGTTTGAGAAGCGCCACTAGCTAAAGCTACAGTTCCACCACATCTACCTAAAGTTACAGTAGTTGCATCTACAACAACAGTTTTACCTGCTCCACCACCTGCTGTTAAAGTTGTTCCACAGGCTGTTTGTTGTTCAATTGCATCTACTTGAATTTTGCTCATTATACTATTACCAATGTCCCTGTAACTGTTATAGTTGCAGGAATAGTAATAGGTCCAGCTAAAACTGCACTATCTATAGTTTGAGTTCCATCAATTGTGGAAGCTTGATTGGGTATAAATTCGTTGGGAGCTGTTTGCCCTCCAACATATTGGATACCATTTATTACTGCACTCATAATTCCTCCTACGAACTAATTTGATTAATATATGAAGTAACAATGTCTAAACTACTTGCTGTGTTTGATACTGCTTTCAATATATCACCATTTTTTAAAACAATCTTAGCTCCGCCTTGGATTAGTTCAATCGCAGAATTTGGTGGAACCACAACACCTTTTGCAAGATATTTATTTCCACTATTAACAATGTAAACATCAACTTCAATTGTAGAAGTTAAAATATTACAACATCTAATTCCTATAACTGCATCAAAATCCGCTCCTGTTACAAGTGTAACTTCACTTGTTCCAACTGCTGATTGTAAATCATTTCTAAAATTTTGTGCCATATTTTTTTCCTATCTATAATGCTACCGCCATTGCTAAAGCAAAGCCGGAGCTTGCTGCTCCTACTGGAGTACCTGATGCATCTAAATACACTGCTTTACTTGCAGGTAGTGTACAAAATATATCTAAAGTATTTCCAGAGAAATTTACTAAACTGTCTGAATTAGAACTAGAAATAACTTCTGTTCTTGCAAGGTTTGCACTTGTTGCATCTAAAGTTCCACGACCTACTTCAAAATTGTTTGTAGCATTTTCGTAAGCGGCGTAATAAGTTTCGTTATTGTTTCCAATACCTGTTGCAAAAGTTTCAAAACCTTGTACGAAACCAGCTAGTGCGAACGCACCAGTTCCTGAAGTAGAACTAGATTCTTTAACTCTATCATTTATTACTAACGCCATTTATTTTTTACTCCTATTACGATGTTATACTTAACAATGCATCCGCTCCAGAAGGTGTTCCTGTAGTTGGATCTGGGAATGTAACTGTAAAAGTTCCATTCGAACATGAAAAGTCTGCTGTAAAATCTAAAACTACGACTAACAAATCATCAGCAGGAGTTCCAGTATTTTTATAAATAGCTGCTCCTCTAGCTGTAAAAGTTGCAGGAGTTGGTGAACCCCAAACTGGATTAGTACTAAAATCTACTGTTGCAATGTTTGCTACATTTGCAACTGTTCCAGTAACTAATGATTGTGCTGAGTATTGAGTTCCTCCTGTTGTAGCAACTTCATAATTAGGTGCTCCTCCACCAGAGGGTCCTGTTAATGCAATTGTACTTGCTGTAGTATATGCTCCAACATTACCACCATTGTTAGTGTACAGTGAAATTTTATATCCAGCTGATGCACCAGAGGTAGTTGTAAAATTATGATTTCCTTTCAACAATTCTTGTGCGAATGAATAAGGTACTATATTTGCCATTTTATTTTTTCTCCTTAATTATTAATAACTTGATGGTGACTCGGATTTTAGTTGAGTACGAATAACTCCATCTTGATATTCGTCTCTGCGTCTTCGACCTTGTTGTTCAATCGCATACGACATCAGAGCTTTTTCATAAGCTTGATTATAGTATTGTATCATATCTTGAGGTCCTTTCAAGTACCCATATGCGTTTACTAAACATGCATATAAAAGTAAATCTTGATATTTATTTGATAGATAAGTTCCATTTGTAGCGGCCGGGGCTGCAGCTGGATTAGTTGTATCTGTTATACTAACAGGTTCTTTATTGTAAGCTAATGTAATTTTGTATAATTTATCAGGAGTGGGAGCTATCACCCAAAATTCAGTGTCCCAGTTACCATAGTATTTAGGAATTCCTACAGCTTGTGTACTAGGTGTAGAGTAGTATTCAGCCATAAAACTAGTGTCTCTTTGTTCTAAATAAAATTGATCTCCTTGAGTATTTGTTAATTGAACATATCTAATAAATCTTAAATCAGCAGGTATAGTTACATATCTATTATCTATAATAGTATTTGATGTTGCATAATGTCTTTCTTCATCAGAATCAACTTCTCGATAAATTTTGTTTTCTGCATTTTGAATAATAGGATTAAGAATTGCAGAACTAAATACAGTACTATCTACTTCTGTGTAGTTTCTAATATCATTTTCTAAATTTGCTAATGTGTATGCCATATTATAATGCCTTTAGTGTTACGGGTCCTGCTGAACAACCTGCACCCCCTCCTTGTATACCACCTGTTGTTGCATTGCTAGTGCTAGTTATATAAAAATAATTTATTGGATCTGTAAGAGAATCGTTAGTAGTAGCTCCTGTTACAGTTCCGGCAGAATCTATTTGACCTAATGCAATTGTAAAACCACTTGCATTATTTAAATCACTTACATTATCAAATGTTGGTATGTTTGCAAAAGCTTGTAAATTATAAGCGTCAGGTCCACCTGTTCCTGCCGTTGTTACCTCTGGTGCTCCTCTTAATCTTACAATGTCTCCAGCTTTTCTTTGATGATCTTCTGAATAAACATTTACATAAGTTGTTCCACTATAAATTATAGAAGTAAACGGATTGTTATCTAATAAAATTAAAACTGGTGTAGATGATCTCTGAGGTCTTGGATTGTATAAAGCTTGTGGATCTGACCCTACAGGTTTTGGATCAAGTTGTGGTTGCTTTGCTTCAAACTCTGAGTAATGAACTAATGAACCATTCCATTCTCTAACCATTTCTGAATATGGAAATCTCATTCCTGATCTATCAGAAATTGCTAAAGCATTTTTGCCTCGTGCGTAACCACCCATTATACACCATCCCCATAAAATGTTTGTGGTGATATGAAACTAGATGTACCTTGATTGTCTGCATCAAGAGCTCTTAACATTTCACTTTCATAAGTTCTTTCTAATGACTGTGTTCTTTCAGGATCAAATTTTAAACTTAAATAATAAGCAAGACCTGACATCATGCATGGATAAAATCTATTTACAACATCTGCTGTATTTGTATATGCACCTGCATCTTGAATTCTTGCCATATAATAAAAACAAAATTGAAAATTACTTGGTGTAGTTGTACTTGATACACTTGAACTTGGCGTTGCGTATAAAAATACACTTGGATTTAATTTTCTTTGTGCATAATATTGTGAAGGTGTACCTTGAGTTAATTTGTTTGGTGTTTGTGAATATTGGGATCTATCTATTTTTGTAAGTGCAATATCTTGAGGAGCTGTTGGTTCCGAATTATTTCTGTAATAAGCTTCTAATACTTCATCTAAATCACTTGGAAAATTAACTGAATCTGTTGCAAAACTATATTCTGCTTGACCTAGTACTAAAGGTATTTTAGCTAATTTTATTTTCCACAAATGAATTCCTCTATTAGCCCATTCTGAAAACATAATATTTAATGATCTTCTTGCAGATCGTAATTGATAACCTGTTCTAGTTCCTCTCATATTTGTTCTTTCAAAAGCTTCTTCAATAACTTCATCCATTGTTGGATTAAAAAATGTTTCACCTGAAGTTGGAGGAGTTGTAAGGGCAGTATTACCCATACCTGAATGATTAGAACAATAATAAAATAAAACTGGAGCGCCTGTAGTGGCTACCGGAGCAACAACAATTGTAGTATTTGCACCAGCAGTTCCAGGTGTTCCTGTAGTAGTTACACCGGTAGTATATTCAACTCCAGCAGCTCCACCTGGGGCTGTTCCCCAAGTTCCGTTTGCTGTTGCTGAAAATCTTAAAGGGTGTGCTCCACCAGTTCCATTTGTAGAATCTGATTGATCAAAAATATAAGTATTACCTTCTTGAAGATCTAGTACTGGACTAACTTCTCCATTAATATAGAACTTGTTTGCATTAGCACTATATTGGTTAGTACCAGTTGCAACTGTAACTGTGTAAGTAATAGTCGCCATTTAATTTCCTAGCCGTAGTAGAATGTTACATCAGCAATAGTTGTTAAACTTACCGTAGGTTTAGTGTCACATTTAATACCTGTTCCTGGTAAAGTAACATTATAAATCATTGGACTTGAAGATCCATCTGGTGTTCCCCATACTGCTAAAGATGTTCCGTTATCTTCTAAATCAATAGTTCCTGCTCCTGCTGTACAGTTTGCAGAAAAACCTAAAATTCTTGCAGGTCCTGCAAAAATTTCTTGATTAGCAGCTGTGCTAGTTATTCTTTGGGCTTTTATATCTACTGGATATGTGCTCATAATTATTTGTTCCTTGTTAAATTTTGTGTGGGCCGAAGCCCACACTTAATTAATTAATTACGCTGATTCAGCGCCGTCTTTTTCGTCGGCAACAAAATAGTAAAGAGTACCACTTGCAGAACCGGCTTGTGAAGTGCCTGCAGTGTGAGTAACAATTAATTGTTCTCTTACACCAGTACCACTTACAATAGCTGGTCCTTTTTCAACACCATTAACAATAGTTGAAAGACCACCTAATGCTGCTCCTGCAGTTCCACCAGCACCTACTGCTGCTGTTTCTGATTTTGCATCAACTGCAAGACCATTTGCAAATCCATTTGGATCTGCAACTACAAAACCATTTGCAATTGGAGTAAATCCAATATCTTGAGTTCCAGTACTTGCTGCTACGCCGTCCCAAATTACTATTTTGTAAACGACAGCACCTTTAGGTAAAATTACCTGTGTAGTATCTGTTTCTGATTTTTGCACATTTCCATCACCTGCTGTTAAAGTATTAGCAATGTGAAAGTTGGCTGTTGCTGCCATAGAACCTGCAACAGAATCTCTTGATCCATCGCCGTTCTCTCTAACGTTTCCTAAAAAAGTTGTGTTAGCCATATTAATATTCCTCCTAGAATATATAAATGTAGTCCCTAGGGAATGTCGACTATACGCGTCTACACTTAATAATTGTTAAATGTATAGTGTGATAAATATACAATAGTTTTAAGTAGAGTGCAAGAGAGCTTGTAGTGCGGAATGACTTTTCCAACGATGTAGCTTTTTTATTAAGTAGCTACAGAAACTTGTGGAGCAGCGCCTTCAACGCTATTTCTTCTGTGAGCAATAGCTGCTTCTTCCAGCTTGATCTCAGTAATGACTTGTTTAACTTTGTCATCAATTCTGACCATCTCAAGAGTATATCTACCATTGTCAATATGCTCCTGTTCCCACTTCAACTCCAAGGACCTTTTTTGTTTGTATAGGTCTTGTACCATCAATAACCTCCTCATAAGTTATTCGATTTATCTCATCGGAGTAATTGTTTCCGAGATACTCCCATTTTATACTCTTTTCTCCTAGTTTGTCAAGTATTGCATTTTCAACACTTTTAGGAGTGTCTTCTGCATGTTCTATTTCAAACTTAGCATGATGACTATAAGCCCAGATATTTATGAGAGTTTTTTTCATTTACACACCTTTATATGTAAAAAAGGGGCCGTTTTAAGGCGGCCCCCAATTAATTAGTTATTAGATGTCAGATCCGAATATGCCTCTTGGATCAGAAAATCCAAATACATATCTTTCTCTAGCTTTGTATCTAACGTTACCTGTATCAAAGTCGCCTTCCATAGAAGTTTTGATAGGTGATCTAACGAAATGTTTTAGACCGTTAGGTACATCAGTTTTAATGAACCATTTTTTTGCAGAAGTTAAGAAATGGTTAACTGTGTAACCTTCAGGAATCATTCCCATATTTCTAACTGCATTG